ATGTCTTATTATAAATTTAAAGTGAAACCTATGTTTACAGTAATTGTATCAGCTACACCTACAGGCACTAACTTAACAGCAATCGTTAACTCATTATCAGAAAGTACATCCTGACTCGGGTCAATGACTACTTGAAAAGCTGATAATTCTGCATCTCTTTGCATAATCTCTAATGAACGTGCGCAAAGTGATTCGTAAAAACCAATTACATCTTCAGTTAATGTACCATCTGCATTTACTTGAACAGGGCTAGCTAATTGTGGCAATAATGCAGCTCTTAAACCTCTTATCGCTTTGTCAATAGTTCTATTTGAGTACACATAAGTGTAATCGCTTGTTAATGCAATAGCTGTATGTGGTCTATTAAACCAACTACCCACTAAGCCTATGTACTTCTTAGCATATATGTAACCTAATGTATCAATGTTTTTAATCAACCCATCCGATAAATTTGTGTAAAAATTACCATTAGCAAATGCTAAAGTATCTAACTCATCGGAAGCTAAATTAAACTTGCTTACCCATGCTATACTTTCGTTTACTTTCGCTAAGGCTACAGCACCCAAACAAGTGCCTAAAACGCCAATACTTTTAGTTGTAGCTCTCCAAAGTTGGTAACCAACATTAGCACCATCTTGACCAATTGTTACCGATACATTTTTAGCACTTAAAGCTTTTAAATTAGCTAATGTAGACAAATCACTTACCGCACTAAAATCAGCTTGGTAAATAACTTGTAAAGGCTTATGTAACGCTTCTAAAGATGTTACTACAGCTTGGATTGCAGTTACTTGAGATGTTGCAAATGCAGTTGATTTTTGGTAAATACCTAGTTGTTTGATTTCGCCTAAAGCGAAGTTTTGTAACTCAGTAATTTTAGCCCATGTACCTACATCGGCTAAAGCCTGTACAGATACATATAATTTTCCTTTAGGTTGTATTCTAAAGAACTCAGATACATGATAGTGTAAAATATCAATATCAGATACTACACCACTTGCAAATGCTACGTTTGTAGCTGTTGCAGTACCTACAATAGTTAAGCTGAAAGTCCATGTATTAGCACCTGCACCTGAGCCACTTGGAGCTGTTACAGTAACAACCGCTGAAGCATTTGAAGCTGTAAAGCCATGTGTTGAAGTACCTGCATTAATAGCTGTTACTATTGCAGCAGCTACAGTTGTAGTACTAGGAGTACTTGGTACAGTTGCAGTTCCTAAAGTTACAGTTGCTATATCAGTAACAACGTCTACTTTAATAGTATCGTTTTGCGCTCCTGCTCCTGTAACTGTAATAGTACCTGTTGCTTTTGTTTCACCTACATGACTATCTAAAATGCCTAAATCTTCAGCTTCTTCAACTGAAAAAATACTTTTGATGCGGTCATTAGATGCAAAGCCACTTGGCAATGAAGCCGAGTAGAATAACAAGCCAGACACGTAATCAGTACCTGCTAATGGTCTGCCTAGTCCGCCTTGTCCTTTGTTGAATATTACATCGTTTGCCATTTATAATTTTTTTAAATGTTATTTTTTCTTTTTAGGTTTTTCTTCAGCTACTACTTCAGCAACTTCTTCGGTAACCTCACCACCTTTAACCACAAAACAAGCTAATTTATTTCTTTTAGCATGGTCTTCAATAGTTGCTATTTCTGATTTTTCATTTAATAAATAAACAGCGCTATCAGATGTTACAACTACTATTTCTGCTTTCTCTAAATGAAACGCAGCTAATTCTTTCGCTTTATTTAATTCCATTGTTTTTTATTTTAAAAAAGGGCAGCTATTTTATTAACCGCCCTCTTTAGTTAATATTAAGCTTCTTGAACAATTGCTACTACACCAATTTGAGATGTACGCATTTTAGAAGCTCCAAATAATTGGAACGCTGAAACGATTGAGCCGTAGTATTCAGCTACGCCTTCGTTAATCATAACTTCAGTATTACCTAAAGCTTTAGCAACGAAATTAGGGTGATATGCTAAACAAGCTAAGTTATCAGTAGCAGCAGGTGAGCTAGGAGTACCAGCATCGTTAACCGCTTTAATAACTGGAGTACCTGTGTTATCGTAAACAGCTACAGTTGAACGAATCATGATGTCAAAACCATGAATACGATTTACAACACCATCAGGTAACGCAGAACGCCCATAAGATTCTTGCTTATAAATATCTGCAATAGCTAACAATTGAGCATTGTAAATATCAGATTGCATCAATAAGATACGACCTGATTGCGGAACATTCTCAGCGTCTAAAATCGCTTTTGCTTTTAAAATGTCAGCTAATGTGATAGCTTTACGAGTACCTGTTGCAGATGGAGCTAACGCATTACCTACAGCTGAACCTGAAGTTCTAACAATACGAGTTGCGCCACTTGGAGCCCATTTGTAAATAGCATTGTTAGTTAACGCTTCTTCTAAAGTAGCAATGTTTTGATTTAAAACGCTCATACGTTTTTCGTATGATAAAAATGCAGTTTCTTGACCTGCTTCAATGTGGATAGGCTCAACATAGTAAGTATCCATTGAGTACACTAACTCGCTGTCAGTTCTTTGAGTGATAGTTGCAGGAAATGAACCTAAGTTTTTAGTAATTGTTGGATTTGCTCCAGCCTGTGGAACGTGAACTGTTTTGTAGTTTACGAATCCATCGTGATTTACCGCACGATTGATAATTGCGTTATCCTTGAATAAATTTTCTTGAATATCGGCTAACCATTGTTCTTTTTGTAGTGCCATGACTTTTTGTTTTTAAATTGTTGTTTTTTTATTTATTAATCTACTTGTTGTTTTGTTCCCATTGGATAAAACACAGAACCATTGTAAATGAATCCTTGAGTCCACGTTTTACCTGATACACCTGCAACTGTAGGAGATACTACTGCACCTGCAAAAGTTGTAACCTCAGTTGCATTTGTTTTAACAGATACTAAAAGAATAGCACCTGCTTTTAATGAACTTGCAGCGCTGATTGATAATGTAGCCGCTGCCGTTAAAGTAGGCGCTGACATGATAGCCATTTGATTATTTACAGTAACTGCAATAGTTCCTGAAGTTGCAGCTGTGAAAGTTTGAGCTGCTCCAAATGGATAACTAATTACTTTTTGAGCAAACGCACATGACGTTAATGCTACTATTGATAATACTAATAATACTTTTTTCATCTTATTTTGTCTTGTTGTAAAATTTGTTATACATTTCTTTGTAAAGCTCTGGAGTTTCGTTTTTGATTTTCTCTAAACCTTTAGCATCTTTTTTCTCCCAATCTCTGATACTCCAATCTTTACGGGCATCTTCATTTGCTACATTTTTAGCATCAAATACTTTTACAGCATCTTTTACGTTGTTGATTTTGCTAATCATATTAGATACAAATTCAAAGTTGTTAACAGCCATTTTAATTGTAGCTTCTTTTTCAGAATCTTCAATTTTCTTTTCTTTAATAGCATTTTCAACTAACTCAATAGCTTTTTCTTCTAATTCCTTAGCAGCTTTTTCTTTAGCTTCGTTTTCTTTAGCTTCAAATTCAGCAACTTTAGTTTTTAATGCTTCATTCTCAGCAACTAACTCAGCGTTTTTACTATCCTTTTCTTCAATTGCAGCTACAATAGTAGCTTCATCGGCTTCGTTGGATAACTTTAACAGATTTGTTACTTTTTCCATTGGTTTTTTATTTATGATTTTATTATAAATTAAAGCCATATTACTAAGGCTCTCTGATTTACTTATTTTAATTTTTTTAGAGCTATTTACTATTTCATCAACTAACCCCATGTTCACAGCATCTACAGCTCCTAACCAAGTTTCTTTATCCATCATTGCGGATATTTCTTCAGCAGTCATTTTAGTACGTTGCTCAAAAATTGTTACTAATGTATTTTTCACTAAGTCTAAAACTTCTTTATCATTTCCGCCGCTTGGATTGTGCAGCATTAAAGTTCCGTAATCAGCCATGTAAACTTTTTTCCCTGCCATTGCAATAACACCACTAATACTAGCAGCTAAACCATCAATGTAAGTATCACAAGGCACTTTAGAGTTAAGTATAGCAGAAACTATTGAATACCCATCTAACACAGAACCGCCAATTGAGTTAATGCGTACTTTTATTTTTTTGCATTTATCTTGTAGGTATTGCATCTCATAAGCAAAAGCACTTCCAGAAATACCATATACATAGTTTCCTGAAGCATCAACCGAATCTCCTATTTGATTATAAAGCAATATAGTTGCTTCATCATCTGCAATGTTTTTTATAAACTTAAAATTCATTTATACAAAATTAATTAGTAATTTTGCCTTACTGTCAAATAGTTACTATAATGTATGGGAAAAGAACATTCGGAAGATGATATAAGAAAAAAAATGTTAGCGTATAAGATACGTGTGACGACTAGAATTTCGGGAGTTGACAAAAATAAATTCATGCTTGATTTATTAAAAAAAGGAATAAATGAAGCTGAATTAGCAAAGAATATAATTAACATACATTATGCTATAATAGAAAAGCTCCCTAAGTTAAGGGAGCTTGAGTTTGATGAGATAAAAAAATATTTAATTGAAAATATTAAATCTGAAAATTAATACCATCTAAATACACTTTACACAAAGTAGCTGAGCCACCTATATCTACTACCACACTACCATTTGTTTGAATTTGTATTAATCCAATGCTTCTAACCCCATCTAAATCAATAGGAGCTGAAATAAAAATGTCATTAGATGGTCTATATCCATTCAAAAAAGTGAATATAGTGTTACTTGTGTTAGTTGCTTTTTGAACAGCCCCAGCGAGGTACACCCTACCGCCCGTCATCTGATTTTGTGTTTTGTTGTAACGAACAGATTGCAACGTACTCCAACCAGAACCCATATCTGCGTTTTCGACAATTATAGGCAACGTGAATAAACTATCGGATAAATCACCTA